ACAACGTCGCGGGCACCGGCATTTCCACCGAGCAACTGACGCAGGCGCAGATCACCGGCAACGTGGTGTACAACCCGGGCGCGCACGGAATCACCGTCGTGTCGTGCACGTACACGAGCGCGAACAGCAACAGCATCCGGTCGCCCGGCGGGGATGGAATCCTGGTGCAGGGCGGCTCCGATATCGGCCTGCTGAGTAACGATATTCAGGCCCCGGGTCAGAGCGCGAACGCCACGTACTACGGCATCCGGGTGTCCACGTCAGCGGCCGACGTGACGATCGCGGGCAACCGGACGCGCACGGCCGCGTCGGGGAACCAGGCGATCTACGGGCTGTCGATCACGTCCGGGTGCACGGCGCGCCGGTACGGCAACGACCTGCGCCCCGGTACGGGGGCGTGGACCAGCGGAGCGCTGAACGACGGTGCCAGCTCGAACACCACCGCTACCGATATCACTAGCTAGGAGAGCCATGACCTTCGCCTGGTCCAGTCCGCCGACTTCCATGCCTGACCCGTCCGAGGCGACGGTCTACTTCCGGAAGCAGTGGGGCGAGACGGAAGACGATAGCTACGCCTTCCACGGAACCATCACCTACGACGCCGGGGGTGCGCCCGGTGTTTCGAGCACCGACGTACTCAACATGCTCGCCGACACGCTCGCGGCGGACGGGTGGGAGCTGTACGGAAGCGAGGCCACACAGGAGATCACGCGCACGCTCATCACCGAGTCCTGACCCCTCTCCCACCCAATGCTCCCGGCCGTCCGGCGCGGGGGCTTCTTCACGCCCTCTCGGAGGCACCCTTGACCACGAGCACCTCGCGGCGCCGGTACGGCCGTCGCCCGGCCCAGCCCGGCCGCCCGCACCTCAAGCTGTCCCGCATCCTGCACCCCGAACTGCCGCCGCCGCCCGAGTCGGTGGACGCCCTCGGCGAGCTGCCGGACTGGGGGATGCTGGGGAACGACCGGCTCGGCGACTGCACGTGCGCGGGGGTCGCGCACCTGCGGCTCGCGGACTGCAACATCGCCGGCAACCCGCTGCCGACGATCACCGACGCCGACGTGGTCGGCTTCTACGAGCACTTCGGGTACCGGCCGGGTGACCCCGACTCGGACCAGGGCGCGGTCTGTCAGGACGTGCTCGCCTACTGGCACCGGTCGGGCTTCCTCGGCGAGCGGGTGGGCGCGTACGCCCGCGTGGACCTGTCCGACCGGCGCGAGGTCATGCAGGCGATCAACCTGTTCGGCGCGCTGTACTGCGGCCTGACGGTGACACAGGCCACCGAGGACCAGACCGACGCCGGGCAGCCGTGGGACTACGTGCCCGGCTCGAAGGAGCTGGGCGGCCACTGCGTGATCGTGGGCGCGTACGACGCGGACGGTCTCACCGCGGTGACCTGGGGCCAGCGGCAGCGCCTGACCTGGACCTGCTGGGAGCGGCAGTTCGACGAGGCGTGGGTGCCGATCAACCCCGACTGGATCAACTCGGCGTCGGGGATGTCGCACGGCGGCCTCAACCTGGCCGCCCTCCAGGCGGACTACCGGGCGCTGACCGGCCGGCCGGTGGCCGCGTGATGGCCGGGCAGCTGCCGAGCGTCGGCCGGATCGTCCACTACGTCAGCGAGGCCACGGGCGCCCCCGTGTGCCGCGCGGCCCTCATCACGGAGGTCGGCGACTGGCCGGAGGGCATCTCCGAGATCGACCGGCCGAACATCGCCGTGCCGTGTTCCATGACCGTGTTCCTGCCCGACACGCAGTTCCCCGACCAGGGCGTCATGCAGAGCGAGCTGGGCCACGAGGGCGGTACCTGGCACTGGCCGGAGCGCACCTCGTGACGGCGCCCCTCGCCCGGGGTGTGGACGTGTCCTCGTACCAGGCTCCGCTGGACTGGGCGTCGCTGAAGGAGACGGACGGGCTCGCCTTCGCGTTCGCCAAGGCGAGCGAGGGCACCCACACCAGGGACAGCCGGTTCGCCACCCACATCAAGGGCATCAAGGCGGCCGGGCTGGTCCCGGGCGCCTACCACTTCGGCTGGCCCGCGCAGTCCGTCACCGACGAGGCCGCCAACTACACGGCCGCGGTCAAGCCGTACGCCGGGCCCGGCTTCGTCCACTGGCTCGACCTGGAACGCCGCAGCGACGGCGCCAACTACGGCGACCGGACCGCGGCGCAGATCAAGGCGTGGGCCAATCAGTGGCTCGCCGAGGTCGCCGACGCGTTCCCCGGCCAGCGGGTCGGCGTCTACACCTCGGGCTCCGACATCAAGGCCGGGCACGTGCCGGACGGGGTGCCGCTCTGGTACCCGCAGTACCCGTTCGCGGGGGCGGCGTCGTACGCGCAGGCCGCGGCCGCGGGGTGGCCGGCCCCGAGCGGCGCCTCCCCGTTGTTCTGGCAGTTCACCTCGACCCCGCTCGATCGGGACGTCTGCCGCCTGCCCGAGGCGGACCTGCGCGCGTGGGCGGCCGGGACCGACCCGACACCACCGAGCCCGCAGGAGGACGACGTGCCGCCGATCCGCACCAGCTTGACGAAGAGCAAGTCGCAGCCGCTGCCCTGGGGCACGTGGACGGCGGTGAACTGGGACGGGGAGGCGGCCGATCCCGGACACGCGCACTCCGGTGCGCACCCGGGCTACGTCGCCCCGTCGTCCAGCTGGGCCGACCTGACCGCGCACCTGCGGGTGGACGGCCTGGAGCCGGGCGCCGCGGTGCAGGTCCGGTACGAGGTCCACGACTGGGCGGACGGCAAGTCGGCCGGGACGCCGTGGACCGAGATCGCCGTCGACGCGAACGCATCGCCCGGCGCCCAGTTCGTCACGGCGGTCACGTCGAAGGGCCTGAAGAAGGGCCAGCACGTCTACGTCGCCGTGCAGCCGCTGCCCGGCCCCGGCCGGGAGACCGCGGCCGCGCCGGTCGCGCTCTCCGGCCGCTGGACCATCGCACAGGACAGGAGCTGATCATGACCAAGCTCGACCAGGCCTTCTGGGCCGATCTCGCCGCCCGCGCCGGGTGGACCGCGCTTCAGGCCGTCGTGGGCGTCCTGGTGACGCAGCTCGCGGGGCTGGACGTGTGGTGGTCGGCGCCGATCGCCATGGTGCTGAGTGCGGCGAAGAGCTGGCTCGCCGGGCGGCTGACCGGGAGCACGAGCCTGCTGCGGCGGCGCTCGTGACGGTGCCGCCGCAGGACCCGGGGGCGTACATCAGCAGCGCCCAGATGTACTCGGAGATGCGCAGTTTGCACGATGGGGTGACGCGCCTGGAGGCCAAGCTCGACGCGATCCGGCAGGACGCGCAGGCAGCGCGGGCTGACCTGACGGATCATGAGACGCGCATCCGGCGGCTGGAGGCGGCGCGGTGGCCGCTGCCGACGATCGGGGCGCTCGCCGGCGTTGGTGGCGCGATCGCCGCGTGCGTTGCGCTGTTCCACGGCGGCTGACGGCGGCCGTTGCTACGGTGGTGCTCATCGCCCCGTTGGGGTTGCAACTGTCTGGCCATCGCTGTCGGCGCGGTCGTCGGTTGTCCTCATCGCCCCTCGAAGGGGTTGCCCCAGTCCGGCCTCGTGCCGGGCGGGGCTCTTCGTGCTGGCCGAACATAGTGGCCTACGTCACATCCTGGAGCGGAAGGATTTCCGCTCGCCGCCTCCGCGCCGCGCCGATGCTGACCTCATGGACAACAGCTTCCGCGCGCTCCTCGCCGCCCTGGCCGCCACCGCAACCCGCGCGAGCCGGATCCTCGCAGCCACCCCGCGGCTCGTGTGCTTCGTCGGCGGCCCGGCCGACGGCATCGTGACCCCGCACACGCCCCCACCGCCAGCCCCGGCCACGGCGTTCGTCTGCGTACTCGTCGCCGGGCAGCCCGCAGCCCACTATGCCCCCCTCGATCCCGACGACCCCCGCACCTACTACCACCTGGGCCCCTGCACCGGCCCCGGGTCCCTGTGAGCAGCCCCCTCCCCGCTTGCCCTTCGGGGCGGGCGGGGGCCTTTCGTGCGTCCGGGCCCGGGGCCGCTGTCGCATGGGGCATAGTGAGGGGGCCTGCTGGAGTCCCCGCGTCGCGGGGTTGGATCACAGGGCGTGATCCGCTCTACTCACGGGAGGTGGCATGTCGTCACTACCGCCCAGTCCCCGCCGGTTCCATGTCGTACGCACCGTGACCCGGCACGGCCGGACGGGCCGCGTCGCCGACGGTGTCGAGTGGTGGGACGGGTCCGTCGCCGTTCGCTGGCTCGGTGACCCGTCCGGCACCGAGATCTTCAGCTCGGTGGAGGGCTTCCTCCAGGTCCACGGGCACGAGGGCAGCACCGTAGCCGAATGGCTCGACTGACCCACTGCGGGTTTGAGGCCCCCGGCTCCGGCCGGGGGCCTCTTCGCACGTCCAGGCCCGGCGCGCCCCCGCGCGCGGCAGGATGGTCCGCATGGGTGACAGGATCATCAGGTACGTGGGCGGCCCGCTCGACGGGGACCAGCTCGACGCGGACGCGGTGCGGCTGACCGAGGACCAGGTGCGCGGGGGCACGTACGAGGTCGTGCCCGGCTGGGTGCTGCGGGCGGCGTACGGGCCCCGGCCGGGTGAGGACCCGTACGTGTGGCACTACGAGGGGCCCGCGCTCGTCTGACCACCGGGCGCCGTCGGCAGCTCGGTGACGAACGTCCCGACGCCGGGCTGCATCTGCGCGAGCCCTGCCGCCCGCAGCTCGGTCAGCACCCGGCGGGCGGTCATCTGCGCGACGCCGAACTCCGCCTGGAGCGCGAGCACGCCGGGGAGCTGCGTCCCGGGCGCGTACTCCCCGTCCGCGATGCGCTCCTCGATCACGTCGTACATCTGCCGCCACCTGGGCACATCCGGCTCCCACTCCATGTCAGCGACGCTAGGTGCGCTCGGATCACCGAGCGAGACGAGCTAGCCTGTCGCGCGTAGCGAACCTAGCTAGCTAGGTCTACTCTGGGCAGAGATGAGCCCCGCGACGCCTGCCAGCGTCCGGGGCACGGGCCACGCGACAGAGGAGAGCGCAGCCATGCCCGAGGATACCGCCCGACCCGCCGCCGTAGTGCTGCCGCTGCCCGTCCGCCGCGAGGTCCCCGCGCTGGACCTGGTGGACCTGACCCCGGCCCAGCGCGCGGGCGACGCCTGCGTGTGCTGCGGCGCCGGGCTCCCCGGCCCGCGTGAGCTGGTGGAGACGATCATCCACGGGGGTGGCAGGCGTCTGCCGCTGTACGCCTGCCCCCGCTCGTGCCCGGCCGGGGACCCGCCGCTGCTGCGCGCGCCGGGCACGTGCTCCCGTTGCGGGGAGGCGGGCACGCAGCTCGTCGTGGGCTGGGCGATGCGCTCCTCCGGCCCGGACCTGCGGCGCCTGCGCCACGGCGACCCGCTCTGTGCGGAGGGGGGGAGGTGATCCGTATGTCGTGCGAAAACCCCGCCTGCCGGAAGGCTGGCTGCTCCACGCCGAAGGGCCGCTGACCGGCCGATCGGGGGCCCGGCTCGCAGGGGCGGGCCGGGCCCTACACGTCCCCGGGCGGCCCGCCGGGATCGAGCAGGTCAGCGAGCGGCCGGCCGCACTCCCTCGCCCACACCAGCAGCCACCCCACCCGCGGGTCCGACTGCCCAGCCTCCACCGCACGCACCGTGCGCCGGTCCACTCCGATCCGGTGCGCCAGGGTCTCCTGGCTGATCTGGGCGGCGCGGCGGGCGTCGGCGAGGCGCACGCCGAGGGCGCGACGGTAGGCGAGGACCCAGGCGGGCGCGGACGGTACGTACGGCACCCGCGCCACGCTGAGGTGATCATGGCCGCGTGTCAGTACATAGAGATTCCCATTTCCCCGCCGTTACTCCGACTGGTTGAATGCTGCACGTACCAGCGGGTAAGGTCACCGAACACGCGTTCGAAATGCCCCCCATACGGCCCCGCCGTCGCGCCGCCCCCCAGGTGCGCGGCGGCGGTGGCCCCCGAGCCCCCGGCCCACCACAGCCGGGGGCTCGGTGCGGTTGGGGCCGGGTGCACTCACCGGGCGCCGGGCGGCCCCGTCCCCGGGGGGCTGTTCCCGTGGGAACGGCGGCCCGGTCTGATCGGCTCAGTCGGGTACGCACTGGTATCGAGTGGCATCGAATCCCGGCAGTATGTCCAGATTCGCGTCATCATCGCAGGTCACGATAGGGTCAAAAATCGGGTTCGAGTCCCGTCACTCACCCTCAATGATCAAGGGCTGACCTGCCAGTTTGGGTCAGCCCTTCTTCGTGCCTGAAAAACTGGGAACACGACGGGAACACGAGGCCCAGAAACGGGCGTACGGTCCCGCCATGGCGAGCATTGTGGAACGCCCGAAGAAGACGGGCGAGATCACCTACCAGGTGAAGTGGCGCGAGAGCGGCGACTGGCAGATCGAGAAGTTTGCCGACGAGGACGGCGCCAGGGTCTTCAAGGGCCTCGTGGAGGCGCACGGCAACCGCTGGCCCTTCGGCTGGGTGCGCGGCGTCGGCTTCCAGGAAGAGGACGTAGCCCCCGACGACCTCCCGATCGTGGACGCCGCGATCACGTACATCGACAAGCTCACCGGCGTGGAGGACCGCACCGCCGAGGACTACCGGCGCATGGCTCGGCGCCACTTCGCGGTGCTGGAGCATGTCACCCCGGCTGGCGTCACCGTCCCGGCGACCCTGTGCAACCTCGACGCGGACGACGTGGGCCGCTGGGTGCGCCTCAAGCACAAGGGGAAGCGGGACCCAGCCGCCCCGGACGCGTGGCTCGTGAAGCCCGCAGATCCCAAGAGCATCCGCAACTGGCACGGCCTGCTGTTCAGCGTGCTCCAGGGCGCAGTGGAGTCCGAGAAGCGCACCAAGAACCCCTGCAAGAACACGAGCCTGCCCCGTGTGGACGACGAGACCGCCGAGGAGATGACGTTCCTGGAAGCGGACGAGTACGCCCGCATCAGGATCGAGATTGACGACCCGCGCGCCCGGGACCTGGCCGACTTCCTGGTCGGCACTGGTCTGCGCTGGGGCGAGGCGACGGCGCTCCAGGTCCGCGATCTGCGGCTGCGTGGCGACGAGCCGACCGCCACGATCCAGCGGGCGTGGAAGCGGGAGATCGGTGTCGGCCGGTTCCTCGGGCCGCCGAAGACGAGGGCCGGGCGCCGGACGCTGGACCTGTCGCCGAGTCAGGTGGACATGTGCCGCCGCCTCACCTCCGGATTGCAGCCGGAGGACTTCGTGTTCCAGACCGTGATGGGGAACGCATGGCACCACCCCAACTTCCATGGGCGGAAGTGGGCGCCGGCGGTCGCGGCGGCCATCGAGAAGGGGTTGCCGAAGCGGCCCCGCATCCACGATCTGCGGCATACGCATGTGGCGTGGCTGATCGCGGCGCGGGTGCCGCTTCCGGCGATCCAGGCCCGGCTGGGGCATGAGTCGATCCGTACGACGGTGGACCGGTACGGGCACCTGGTGCGCGGCCTCGGCAAGGAGATTGCTGGGGTTGTCGAGGCCGCGCTGGCGGTGCCGGCGCAGCAGCCGGGTGAGGGCCTGCGGGCGGTGTGACCTACGCGGCCGGGGGAGCCTGCCGGAGCGATCCGGCGTCGAAGCGCTGCTGGAGCAGCGCCTCCAGTTCCCCGGCCGCAGTGCCGCTCACCTCGCTGCGGCGCACCATCAGCTTGATGCCGCCGGGCCGCTCCAGGACGAGCGCCGAGCGGCCGCCCGGCAGTGTGTCCGCTCGCTCGACCTCAACCCGTACGTCTCGACGCATGCCTGTTGTCCCCTCGCCGTGCCGACCTCTTCGTCGCGCCCCCCAGGCGTGGGCCCAGCATGCACCTGTCTCAGCCATCGTGGCTAGATGCAATCGACGCGTTGTCTACTCGCGTTGCCGACTCGCCGCGTAGGCGTCCACCATGGCCGCGATCTGCCGACGCTCGTCCGGCGTCATCTCGCTCATGCGGGTGGCGACAGCGAGCGTCATCCCGTCTTCGCCGCGCTGCTCCTCCACCCCGAGGTACTGCACCGCGGCGGCGAGGGCGACGTGCTGCACGGGGAGATCGAGGCCCCGCGCGATGGCCACGAGGCGGTCGCGCTTCGGGATGTCGCGAATCCTCCCTCCCTCCAGGCGGCTGATGTAGCTGGGCAGCATCGAGTCGTCACCGCTGGCAGCCGCTACCTGCGCCTGACTCTGCCCGAGCGCTTCGCGACGCTCACGTACTAGTCGGCTGAGCGCGCCGTGTGTCTCCGTCATGGTGATCATCATCCTGTGTCTCCCCCGCGCGGTGTCGATGGGTCGTGGCGTGTCGCAGTCCCTATGGCCCTGGTCGTGCGCCTGCCGCATTGCACTACGTAGACACAGTGTCTAGTGCACTGCATCGAGCACGCTAGGGGCGCACGGCATCGTGTGACCCACGGCACGTGCGCCCGTCCGGGGTTGTGCACTGCCGCACAACCTTCTCGATGCACCGCACTAGACAGATAGTCGATGCCCTGCAATGCTCATCTCGTGCCACAGGGCACAGATCCATTGCAGGAGGAACACATGCCGCTGCCTCGAATGCGGCTGCGCAGCCCCGACATGCTGCGCGAGCTGATGAAGCACACCGGCGACGGGGGGGCCGTCAGCATCCGCGATCTCGCGACCGCCGCCGGGTGCCACCACAGCCTCATCGGCCGCGTCCTCGTCGGGTCCGACGAGACGTTCCCCGCCGAGGTCGCGGGCGGTATCGCTCGCCGCATCGGCGCGGACCTGCTCGTCCTGTTCGAGCCCGACGAGCGGACGGCGGCGGCGGTGCGCGGCGAGCGGCCGGCCGAGGCGGTGTCGGCGTGACGCGGCGGCTCACCTACCCCGAGGCCGCCGCCGAACTGCGTGTCGAGGAGCGGTGGCTGCGCCGGAACATCGCCCAGCTCCCGCACAGCAAGAAGGGCCGCGTCGTCACCTTCACCGAGGACGACCTCGCCCGCATCGACCAGATGCACCACCGCGAGCCGGACTCGGTTCCGCAGCTCGCCCCTGGGGCGCACCCGCTGGCCGGCCTGAGGCCGCTGCCCGCCCGGCGCCGCAGCGCCTGACCTACCCCCGCGAGCAGCGGGGCCGCTCCCAGCATCCCGGCCCGGAGCAGCCCCTACGGCTCGCCCCATCCCCATCTGAAAGTGAGGCTCACCGTGAGCATCATCCCATTCGACGTCAGCGGGGCGATGACCCGCTTCGGCGTCACCGACGACGGCACGCCGTACGCGGTCGCCGCCGACTTCGCGAAGGCGGTCCGGCTGCTGGACGAGGACGAGAAGGGTACTCAGATCGTGAGTACCCCCGGCGGCTCGCAGCCGATGACGGTCATCTTCGAGGACGGCCTGTGGGAGCTGATCTTCCGCAGCACGCTCCCCGGCGCCAAGGCGGTCAAGGCGCAGGTGAAGGCGATCCTGCGGACGATCCGGGAGACCGGCCGGTACGAGGCGGCGCCGCGTCCGGAGCCGACGAAGCTGGAGCTGGCCCGGGACCTGGTGGCCGCGCTGGAGGACGCGGAGGCCGCGCGGGCGCGGGTCGCGGAGCTGGAGCCGGACGCGCGTTCGTGGCGCGTGCTCGCGTCGGGCGAGGGCGACTACTCCGTCGCGGACGCGGCGAAGATCCTCTCCCGTGACGGCGGTATCCGCATCGGCCGGACCCGCCTGTTCGCGGCCCTCGCCGAGCAGCGGTGGACGTACCGGCAGCCCGCCGACGACAAGCCGCGCGCCCGGCAGTACGCGGTGGAGCGCGGGTGGCTCAGCGAGCTGCCGCAGTCGTACGAGCACCCGCGCACCGGCGAGCTGGTGCTCGCGGCCCCGCAGGTGCGCATCACGGCGAAGGGCCTGGCGGCGCTGCACCGGCGGCTCGGCGGGGCCGGGGTGCTCGTGGTCTCGGGCGGTGCGCGGTGACGCGGCCGGTGCCGCAGTTGGCGGCGGCGCTCGCCCTGGTGGACCTGCTGCGGGAGTTCCCGGCGGAGGCCGGGGCGGCGCTGTGGTCGGTGGACCGCCACGGTGTCGGCCTGCACGGCTTCGTGCCGGACCGGTCGGCGGCGGGCGGGCACGCGGTGGAGGTGCTCGCGCGGCTGCTCGGTGACCGGGCGGAGGTGGAGCCGTCCGAGTACCTGTCGGACGGCGTGCTGTGCCGGACGGTGCGCGTCGACGTGGTGTGGCGGGACGTGCGTGTCGAGGTGTGCGCCTCGGTGCCGGTCACCGGGCAGGCGGCGTGAGCGCCCGGGAGTGGGGTGTGCGGATGCCCCGGGGCACGGTGTCCTGCGTCGTGACGGAGGCCACGGCGCGCGCGGTGGCCTCCCGCGTGGAGGGGGCGGTTGCGCTGTCCCGGGTGCCGGGCGGTCCGTGGGTGGAGGCGGCCTCGGAGGCGGCCACCCTGCGGGCCGAGGTGGCGCGGCTGCTCGCCGAGCGGGCCGAGACGAACGGCGCGCTCGCCGAGGTGACGGCCGCGCTGCGGTCCGCCGAGGCCCAGGTGCGCGAGCTGACCGGCGAGCTGGAGCTGACGCGACCCTACGTGGAGGGCCTGGTCGCCGCCGCCGACGCGGACGCCGACCTGTACGAGCGGACCGCCTACGAGCGGGACACGGCCCTCAGGGTCGCGATCCGGCTGTGGTGGGCGTGGCAGTCCGCACGCGAAGGCCGCGCCCGGTACGCCGCGCAGCTGGAGGAGCTGGAGCGCATCCTCGACCCGGAGGACGAGCCCTGGAGCGCCCCGGTGCCGCCGGTGCTGCCGTCCGAGGAGGAGCGGGCCGTCGCGCGGGCCGTGGCGGAGAAGCGCGCCGAGGGGCGGCTGGCCCGCCTCGTCGCCGGGCTGGAGCCGCTGCCCGGCGTGCGGCGGTCCCGGCCGGACTCCCGCCGCGAGGCGCTGCTCGCCGCGGTCCGTGCGGAGGGCGGCAGGTGGACGACGGGTCGGGTGCTGGCGCTGTACCGGCGGGTGTGGCCGGGGGCGTGCCAGCGGCGGACGGCGCGGATGGACCTGCGATGCCTGGAAGCGCGCGGGCACCTGGTGGTGGTGGAGGGGCCGCGCGGCCGGGTGTACGTGCGGCCGGGCAGCCCGGCGCCGGTGCCGGTGGGGGGTGACCTGCCGTGCTGACGCTGCTGATCTGCGGCGCCGTCTACCTGGCGTGGCTGGGGGTGTGCGCCGTGGTGGACCACCGCCTCGGCTCGCGGCTCCCGGCGCGGCCGGTGGACCACAGTGCCGCGGCCCGGGTGCGCGCGCTCCAGGCCCCGCCGCGTGCCGGTGAGGCGTGCGGCCGGCACCGGCGCCGCTGGGACGGCGTGCAGTGATCCCGGGCCTGTGCGTGCTGTTCGCGCTGCTGGTGGAGGCGGGTGGTGCGGCGGTGTGCGAGTGGCGCGCCGCCCACCCCCGGCCCGCGCCGGTGCCGACGTGGCGCCGGTGCCCCCTGACCGAAGACGAGATCGCGCGGCTCTGCACCGCGCTGCTGATGACGGGAGACCCCCGATGACCGACCCGATCGACCTGCCGCCCGGCGCGCACTACGCGGTGGCCGTGCCGTGCGGCACGTGCGGCGCCCGGCCGGGCGTCCGGTGCATCTCGGTGCACGGCCACCGCCAGGACCGGCCGCACCCCTCCCGCCTCGCCGCGTGGCGCGAGACCGCGACCGCCCGGGACCGTCTCGCCGCGATGGTGCACACCGAGCGGACCGAGGGCACGGGCGGCTACTGGGAGCGCGAGGTGCTGGCCGCGCTGGACGCGTTCGCCGCCGAGGTCCGCGAGGCCACGCTCACGATGGCCGCGCAGTGGCTCGTGAAGAAGGCGGGCGAGTTCCGCTCGGTCGGCCGGCGCCGGTGGCCGGAGCTGCCGGATGCCCTCGACACGCTCGCCAGCAAGGTGCTGCGCGGCGCCGTGCGGCCCGACAACCTGCTGACGCTCGGGGGCGAGGCGGTCGCCGCGGTCCCCACCGGGCTGACGCCGGAGGTGCGGCAGCTGCTCGCCTACGCCTGCGAGCTGGTCGGCGACCAGATCGCCTCGACCCCCGCCGACTTCACCCCGGAGGACGCGGCGGCGCTCGCGGAGCTGCGCCAGCTGGCCGACGCCGGGCCCGCGCCGACGGCGGGTGAGCCCCGGTGATCGCCGTGATCGTGGGGTCCGCCGTCGGCGGCGTCGGCGTGCTGGTCGCGCTCGCGGTCTGGTCCGCCATCGAGCACACGAGGCACCCGTGACCGGGCCGTCGGCGGAAGCCGAGCTCCAGCGGGTGCGCGCGGCGATCGACGCCCTGCACTGGCGTCAGCCCGACAGCCCGCACTGCGCGGCCGACGGCGAGCCCTGGCCCTGCCCCACCCGCCGCGTCGCCGGACTCCACGGCCCGGCCCCCAGCGTGGAGCGGGCGCGGGGCGACTGCGAGGTGTGCGGGATGCCGCCCGCCGACTGGTGCCCCGGCTGCGCCAAGTGCGGGTGCGAGCCGGAGCACGGCAAGAGCTGCACCGAGCGGGGTGACGGCCGTGGCTGACGCCCTCACTCGCCGTCAGGCCCTCGCCGCCGCCATACAGCGCGAGCCCGGCCCGTGGGGCGCCCACCGTGCGGCCCGCGCCGAGGCCGCCGCCGGATTCGCCGGGCACCCGAACACCGCCCGTAAGGACCTCGCCGCGCTCGCCCGCGCCGGGCTCCTCGCGCCGGTCCCGGGGCCCGGCAACCGCCGCTACACCACCCCCGAGAGGAGCACCAGTTGAGCACCGACGACCTGCGAGTCCAGATCGACGACCTCACCGACCAGCTCGCCGACGCCATCCGCGAGCGCGACGAGGCCACCGCAGACCGGACCGCCCTGATCGCCGCCCGGGACGACGCGCTCAGCGCGCTGTCCTCCGTGCTCGCCGACCTCCAGCAGAACGCCCGCGCCATCCCCTGACAGCCCACGGGCGCCCTGCCGACCCGAATTCGGCGGGGCGCCCACCAACCACCCTCTCAGGAGACCACCTTGACCACCACCACCGAGGCCACCACGGCCCCGCCGCCCGGCCGCCGCGTCACCCCGACCGGCCGCCTCATCCTCCCCGCCGACGCCGACCGCGCCGACTGGCTCACCGCCCGCCGCTCCGGCATCGGCAGCTCCGACATCGCCGCCGTCCTCGGCATCAGCCGCTACGGCAACGCCCTGTCCGTCTACTACGACAAGACCGGCGGCCTGCCCCTGGAGAGCGACGACTCCGAACCCGCCCTGTGGGGGCGGCTGATCGAGGAGACCGTCGCCCGCGAGTGGGCCCGCCGCAACCGCAGCGTCGTGCGTCGCGTCGGCCTCGTCGCGAACGTGGACCGCCCGTGGCAGATGTGCACTCTGGACCGCCTCGTCCTGGAATGCCCGCTCGCCACCGAGCGGGAGCGGTGCGCCCTGGAAATCAAATGCCGCGACAAGATGAAGGCCAGTAGCTTCCGGGCCGGGGTCGCGGACGACGTGCTCGTCCAGACCCTCTGGCAGGCCGACACCACCGGCTACGACCACATCCACGCCGCCGTCCTCCTCGGCGGCAACGACTACCGCCAGTACGTCATCCGGCCCCGCGACCACGCCCAGCTCGTCGCCGACCTGCGCGCCGCCGGAACCCAGCTGTGGCAGCACATCACCACCCGCACGCCGCCGCAGCCGCCCGCCGGCGACTTCGAGCCCGGCCCGCTCCTGGACCTCTACGACCAGCTCCACCCGCACCGCGACGGCCTGATCGCCCTGGACCGGCAGGCCGCCGCGATCGACGACGTGGCCGAGTACGTGGAGGCCGCCGCCGCCGAGTCGGCCGCGAAGAAGCGCAAGGAGCGCGCCAAGGCGCGGCTCGTCGGTCACCTCGGCGACGCCGACACCGCGCTGCTGAACGGCACCACCGCCTACACCTACCTGCCCGCGGCCCGGTCGTACTGCGACACCGGGCGCCTGGCCGAGCGCTGGCCGCAGGCGTACGCGGACTGCGTCGCGGACCGCGAGTCGCGGACCCTGCGCATCTCCACCTCGATCCGGAAGGACTTCACCCCGTGAGCAGCCCCACCCTGGCCGAGCGCGCGGCCGCTGCCGCCGGGCGCCTCGCCACCGACAGTCCCGACAGCGACCCGGCGGCCGGGCTGCCCGAGCCGTCGCCCAGCGTGGCCGCACCGGACCCGATGGCCGACTACGAGCCCGGCGACGACGACCCCGACATGGTGCCCGTCCACATCGCGTGGCTGCGGGTGCGCCGCGAGATCCGCTCCATCGAGAAGAAGCAGAAGTACGAGGAGGGCCGGACGCGCTACACCTTCCGTGGCGTGGACACTGTCGTCCAGCACTTCGGGCCGGTCACCCTCAAGCACGGCGTGCATGTGCTGCCTGCGCGGGTCGCCACGGAGTACGGGGACAAGACCACCAAGTCCGGCACCAAGATGCGCGAGTGCACCGTCACGGTGACCTGGCACATCATGGGTCCGCGCGGTGACGTGCTCATGCTCCAGACCGCCGGGGAGGCGCTCGACACCTCCGACAAGGCCACCACCAAGGCCCAGTCGGTGGCGCTGCGGACGCTGCTGCTGACCGGCGGCCTGATCCCCACCGGCGACCCTGACCCGGACGCGACCCGCATCGAGCGCGGCGAGGCCCCGGTGCGTCCGGCCGCCTCGTACGTGGACGAGATCGCCGACCCGCACACGAGCGTCGGCCGCCTCCGGCAGATCCACCACGAGCTGGGCAGCACTCGGCAACTCGGCGCGCTGGTGACGAACGAGGTCGGCGACGAGGAGGCCATCGGGCAGATGGTCCAGCGGATCGGCCGGGAGCGCGCCGCCGAAGCCGCCGGGGGCGCCGAATGACCGCCTGGTACGAGGGCCGTCTCTGCGGCTTCGACACCGAGACCACCGGCGTCGACGTGGAGACCGACCGGATCGTCACCGCCTGCGTCGTCGGCGTCGGTGGCGGCGGCCCGACCACCGTGCAGACCTGGCTCGCCGACCCCGGCATCGACATCCCCGCCGGGGCCAGTGCGGTGCACGGCATCACCACCGAGCGGGCCCGTGCCGAGGGCCGCCCGGCCGCCGAGGTCGCCGCCGAGGTGACCGAGGCACTGGCGCTGGCCGCCCGCGACGGCGTGCCGATCGTCGCGATGAACGCGAGCTACGACCTGACGCTGCTGGACCGCGAGGCCCGGCGGTACGGCGTCGCCCCGCTGATCGACCTGGTCGGCGACCGGCTCCGGGTGATCGACCCCCGCGTGCTGGACAAGCGCGTGGACGAGCGCCGCCCCGGGAAGCGGACGCTGACCGACCTGTGCCGCCACTACGGCGTGCGGCTGGACGGCGCGCACGCCGCCGACGCTGACGCGATCACTGCGTGCCGGGTGGCGTGGCGGATCGCCAGCACCCGGCCGGAGATCGGCGGGATGCAGCTGGACGACCTGCACGAGGCCCAGGTCGGGTGGGCGCGCGAGCAGGGCGAGTCCCTCGCGGCGTACTTCGCACGCACCCCTGGCAAGGAGCACCTCGCGGGCGGCGTGCGCACCGAGTGGCCGCTGATCCCCGCCCAGCGCGGCGAGGGGGTGGACGACCGTGTGGGGCAGTAGCCGCCGCCGTCTCGCCGCCGCGAGGGACCGGGCCGACCGCGAGGCCGCCGCCCGGCGCCGCGCCCACGACGAGGTCGCCGACCTCCAGGCCCGCATCCGCATCCACGCCGCCGCCCGGCGCATCGCCGAACGGGGCGAGGAGCGGGCCCGCGCCGAGCTGGTGGCGACCCTGCGCCGCCTCGCCACGCTCCAGGACGCCTACGACGACGCGGTGGGCCGTACCGCCGACGGGCCCGACCTGGACGCCGCCGGGGCCCGCGAGGCCGCGCGCCGGAACGGGGGCGGCCGGTGATCCCGTCCGCGCCGTGCGCCCTCGCCGCGCTGCTCCTCGTCCTCGCCGTCGCGGCTCTCCGGCTGATCGTCCTCGCGTGGCCCGCCCCGGACGGCCGCCACCGCAGGCCGGAGGGCGACGAACCCGACGACGGCACCGACGCCGACGCCGACGCCGCGTGGGTGTGGTGCCCCAGCTGCATCGGCCACCGCCGGTGCGAGCCCGACCCCGACTCGCTGATCTGCGGCACCTGCCGAGAGGACATCCCCGCATGACGCTCCTCGACACCCCGGTGACCATCGCCGCCGGGCAGCCCGACACCAGCGTGCCGCTCGTCGCCGGCATCGACGTGTCCCTCACGAGCACCGGCATCGCGGTCACCGGCGGCACCACCTTCGTGCCGTCCCGCGGCCACCGCGCCGACGACCTGACCACCCGGCACGCCCGGCTCACCGAGATCGCCCGCGCCGTCCTCCTGGAGGTCGGCACGGTGGACCTCGCCGTGATCGAGGGCCCCTCCTACCACTCGGTGGGCGGCTCGGCGTGGGACCGCGGCGGCCTGTGGTGGCTCATCGTGGACGGCCTGCTGGACCGGGACATCCCGGTGGCCGTGTGCCCGCCCGCGTGCCGGGCCCGGTACGCCACCGGCTCCGGCGCCGCCCGCAAGGACGCGGTGATGAACTGGGCCTCGTCCCGCTACGGCGCCACCCTGCGCCGCGACGACGAGGCCGACGCCCTGATCCTGCGCGCGATGGGCCTGCACCGCCTCGGGCACCCCCTCGCCCCGGTGCCGGACCGGCACGCCGGGGCGCTGGACGGCGTCGCCTGGCCCGACCTCGGACCGGTGGCCCGGTGACCGGCGGCTGGCAGGCCCGCGCCGCCTGCGCCCAGCTCGTCGCCCTCGGGTGGGAGCCGGAGACCTGGACCGAGACCGACGACCCGCGCGGCGCCGCCGGGCAGGTCTGCCGCCACTGCCCCGTCCGCGAGGACTGCCTCGCGGCGGCACTCGCCGAGGAGGCGGGGCGCGGGCGCCGGTCCCGGCACGGCATCCGGGGCGGCCTCGGGCCCGCCGCGCGCTACCGCCTGTCCGCGCCCGCCCCGCGTCCGGGCGGGCCCGCGCTGTGCGGCACGTACGCGGCGTACCGGCGGCACCAGGACCGGCACGAAGAGCCCTGCGAGCCCTGCCAGGCCGCGCGGGCCGCCTACATGCACGCCTACCGCGCCCGGCGCGCCGGGAACCGGGCCGCCTGATGGCCGGGTTCTGGCCGCCCGCCGACCTGCCCGGTCTGTACGTGGACCTCGGGCAGTGGGTGGCGCGCGCCGGGACCTGGCTGCGTCCGCCGTCCGCCGACTACCGGTGCGGACGCTGCGGCCGGACCGAGTCCGCGTCCGGCCCCGCGGCCGTCGCGCGCTTCGCCGCCAGCGTCCGCACCGACCACCTGACCCGCTGCCCGGCCCTCGCCGCGCAGCGCACCACCTGAGGAGACCACCGCGTGATCAGCATCCCCGCCGACACCCTGCACCACATGCTCACCCAGGTCACCCCGCACATGGCCGCCGAGGGCAGCGGCCTGGCCGCCATCGAGTGCGTGCACCTGGAGGGCGCCGACGGATACCTCCACGCCGTCGCCACCGACCGCTACACCCTCGCCGTCGCCCGGCGCGCCGCCTCCACCAGCGCGCCGTGGGCGGCCGACGTGGCCGCCGCCGACGTGCCCACCCTCACCACCTGGCTCGCCGCCACCCCCGGCATCGTCGCCGTCGGCGACGACGACGAGGACCACCTCGCGCTGACCGCCGGGGCGCGCACCCTGCACCTCCCCGCCGCCGTGCCGCCCGTCGGCCGGTTCCCCGACTGGCAGCGCCACGTCGTCCAGGCGCTCCGCGCCGACCCGGAGCCCGGCAGCACGCCCGGCTGGACCACCACGTACCTGGCCCGCTGGCAGCACGCCGCGCCCGTCCTGGCCGCCTGGCACCCGGGCCCCGGCTCGCCCCTCGTCCTCGCCGACGAGGACGGGGAGTTCCTCGGGCTCCAGATGCCGTGCCGGCTCGGCGCCGAGGCCCGCGACCGCATCATCGACGGCTGGCTCGCGCACCTCACCCCGACCGCCACCCACTACGGCCGCACCTACGACCTCACCCGCACCTGGCGCGACCGCGACGGCGACCCGTGGACCTGGACCGGCCGCGCCCGGCACGGCGAGCCCCTGATGCGCCTCGGCGGCATCGACGGCGACGACCAGCCGCTGCCCGACGTGATCCGCGACCACGGGCCGCTCACCGCCAGCCCCAAGGAGACCTGCTGATGGCCTACATCGCCCACATGTGCGCCTGCGGGCACACCGACTACCACCACGCCGAGCCCGAGCAGTGCCGTGCCCGCGCCGGAGCCCCCTGCGGCCGGCCCTGCGGCCCCGGCGAGCCCCAGCTGCGCCCCACCTTCGACCACCGCGGCCGGCCGATCGCCCGGATCGTGCCGCCCAGCCGCGGCCTCGGGCTCAAGGGCCACCACCCGCAGGGCGCCACGTGCTCGTGCGGCGACTGCCAGGCCCTCTACCAGCAGCTGACCGCCGGATAGCCGCCTACCCGTCCGGGCGCCGCTGACCGCACGCGGCGCCCGGACGCACCACCCCGTGTACCGCCCCGTGTACCGCGCTTTCTCCGGTTGGGACGACTTCAGCGGCGTCCAGCGCCGCCCGGCGCCCCAGCCGCACCTCCAGGAGCACCATGAGCAGCACCGACCGCATCCAGACCGTGCGCAACGCGTGGATCAACGCGCTGCGGGCCGAAGTGCTGCGCGTCGGCCGGTCCATCCCCGAGCTGCCCCGCGTCGTCGCGGTGGGGCAGTGGATCGCCTCGTACGCCGACGCAGACGGCGGGGGCGCCTTCCCCGGCCGGGACACCCTCGCGACACTGACCGGGCAGGCCCCGGAGACCGTGACGCGGGCGGTGAAGGTGCTCATCGCGGCCGGGGTCCTGGAGCGCAAGCGGCGCCCGAACGCGTCCGCCGTGTACCAGCTCCTCATCCCCACCGCGCGCCCGGACTGGGCCGCGCACATGGCGCTGTTCACCGACACGCGGCAGCGCCGGGCGTACGCCGCGAAGAAGCGCCGCGAAGCGGCGACCGAGCAGCCCCGGGCAGCGTCAACGGACGCGGTCCGGACAGCGTCCGTCTCGGGTGTTCCGGACAGCGTCCATGGACACCTTCCGGACGGGTCGGACAGCGTCCATGGACGCCCCCGGACAGCGTCCATGGACACCTTCCGGACAGCGTCCACTGCATACGCCTACCAGTACACCCCTACCTCCGGTAGGGACCCAGAGACAGACCAGGAGACGGCTGAGCCCTCACCTCAGCCACAGACCGGGGACACCGCGCCGCCGCGAACCGATGATCCTTCCCCCACCACCGCACCGCCCCCCGGCGAACCCGCCACCGAGCCCAGCCTCGACCGGCCACCCGCGCGCAACGCCAGCACGCCCGCAGCCTGCCCCCGCTGCCACCACCCCATGATCCCCAGACCCGGCCGCACCCACTGCGGCGCCTGTACCCGCGCCGCCTGACCAACCACCCGCCACGCCAACCGGAGGCCGCC